TGGAGTAAATACAGTATCTCCTTTATTGGAATACAAATGAATTAATCTTTCAATAGTATCCAACTGCAATGGGCATATATGCTTTTCATCTTTTTCATCTCTTGCATTTCTAAATCCTTGCAAAGTGTTTCCATAATCAATATCCATCCAAACTGGAGAAGCATATTTCTGCCATAAATCTACTGGTAGGTTAGTATTAGTTACAGGCTGAGTTCTTTCCCCATCTTTCCTAAAAATCATTACATAGTCAGGAATACCAACTCTGCTCATTGTGCTATCTTTTTTTACTTGTTTATGCAGCAATCCTAATGCTTTTGTTCTTTGCATTTCAATTACAGGGTCTTTCCAAATTGTTACTCTACTAGCATAAATAAATCCTGCATCTTGAAATGCACTAAGAATCATTCCGCTAAAATCTCTTAAACCAATAAATCCTTCTTTTCCTTTTTGAATAGGTAAATCCATGCAATGAACTGCAACATTACGCCCTGAAATCATTACTCTATGTAATTCTTTTATTAAGAATCCGAATTGAGTTAAAAACTCATTATAATCTTTAGAATTACCCATATCTTCAACATGGCTGCTATATGTGTATAATTCAGCAAATGGAGGTGAAAATACAGATAATCCAATTGTTTCATTAGGAATATTATGAATCAATTGTACGCAATCTCCTCTTTGTACATTAAACCATTCATTTGATTCTTCTTGTGTGTCAATAATAGAAGTAATCATACTTTTGTTTAAATTTTCATTAATTGTTGATGCCATTTCGTTCTGCATAATTTCAAATTGTTTTTGTTTGTTGTCTAGTGATTGTTTAACATTTTCCATTGTGTCGGTAGTAATCAAATGTATGTTTACTTCATTTTTTTGCCCAAACCTATATGACCTTCTTATTGCTTGGTAAAGGGCTTCAAAACTAAAATCTAATGAAGCAAATATTTGATTGTGGCAATTTTGGTAGTTCATACCAAATGAAGCAATCTTTGTTTTTGAAATTAAAATAGGAAAGTCGCCATTAGCAAATCCAAGCAAGTATTTTTCTTTGTATTCATTAGAATGACTTCCTGCTACTTCAATAGCATTAGGTATCATTTTACGTAACATTTCACCTTCCTCATTTTGTTTTATCCAAATCAAAAATGTTTCACATGGTTTTGAATTAACAATATCAACAACTTTTTGCATCCTTTGTTCTTTTGTTGCCCTTAACTCTGCGTTGAAATTGGTTGCTGAAATAATCGCATCATTAAATAGTTGGCCATTATCCCTTTTATTGGTTTCAATCTTATGTTCAATAAGATTTAATTTAGGCAAATTATACCCTTCCATGTGGAATCCAATATCATCAGGTTTATTAAGCATTACTGCCCACGTTCCAATAAATTGATAAAATGATTTTATTGCGTGTCTTTTTAATCTCCATTTGGCAGTTTTTCCGCCATCATGAACAAAGTACATAGCCAACATTTGATTACGGCTCATAACGTCTAAAAATTCGCTATGATTACCCATCTCCATTGGGTCGTTTGGGCTTGGAGTAGCTGTACAAGCTAATTTATAAGGCGTTGATTTAAACCTTTCAATTATTAATGATTTAGTTGCGCCTTGAAAGTTTTTCAAAATTCCTGATTCATCCAGAACAACTCCCGAAAATTTAGAGCAGTCGATGTTATCAAGTTGTTCATAGTTACTAAATTCGAGCAAAGAAGTATCAATACCAAACTTAACAGCTTCTTGCTTTGTTTGTCCCACAACAGCTAATGGAGCTAAAATCAATACTGGCTTATTGGTATGCTTCGTTACTTCTTGCGCCCAAGATAATTGCATCAAAGTTTTACCAAGTCCACAATCTGCGAAAATTGCATACTTCCCGGCTTTTAATGCCCTTAATACAATAAACCTCTGAAAATCGAATAAATTAGGGTTTAATGTTTGAGGGACAAATCCACTTTCAACGTGTGTTTTTTGTTTTGTTAGTAAAAATTCATCGTAAGTCATTGTTTTTTATTTTATAAAGTTTAATTAAGTCTTGAATTTCGGGGATGGTAAGCTTATTTATTGTCGATTTTCGGGATTTAAGTTGGTCGAACCTGTAAGCACCTATGCGAAGGGGCAAACGTTCGGCATACTCAAGTAAATTACCATGTAGGTACTGGTTGCAAGGCACGCAAGATAGATGAACGTTATCCTCATCAAACCTAAGGGAAGGATTACTCCCCACCGAGTAAAAGTGGGAGGCATCTCCTTTCCTATTTTTCATATCGCATCCGCAGGATATACATGGCTTATCTTTATCCCTCATTCGGATGTAAGTGTTGAAAACTACCTGCAAAATCTTTAGGTAGTCCTTATGTGTCATTAGCTTTTCCTTCATTTTTTTTGCTTCCTTTTTCCATTGTTTTTGTCGGTGAAATTCAAGGGCGCAGGATGCCGAACAAACTACCTGCAAAGGTTGGGAAGGAATAAAAGAAGCTGTACACATTAGGCACTTCTTAGGCTTTCTTATCTTCTCCATATAGTTCGATTATTGCCATTTTAACTCGATTCCTTAGTGCTTCCTTATCGGATTCGGGTACTTTGAATCGAAAGACATTTAAATCTTTATATTCCGTGCATGTGTCTGGAATAAAGGGAAGCTCCTCATCACTTGCCCAATTAACGAAAGCCACTTTATTCGGGTCGCCTTCGTAGTTGTTCGCAAGTTCCCGAATTTCGACTAAGTCCTTTTGATATGGCGCAAAGTAGATGATTTCGGCAAATTCTTTTTCCAAAATTTCGGCATTGCTCACCAGTTGCCAGTAGTATTCGGGAAGTTCTGCTTTGAATAATTCCAAGTCCCCGAAAAACTCCACCCCTTCGCAAAAGGACTTCATGGTCCAAGGGCACTTAATGTCCATCACGCAATTATCCGTAATTGCATCAGGCATCCCGGACCAGTAATCGATTGTTGGATGTGTGTACCTTGTTTTGGCTTGAAACTTGTAATCAATAGGAAGCTTATCAAACGCAAACTGCTCTACAAGTTGCCCCCATCCTGTTGGCTTGGCGTTATGGTCCGAATTTAAATCCCGACCTAATTTAACCTCCATACGCTTCTCATTAATGTAAGTTAATGCAGGTTTTCCGAAGTCTTCTTTATTTCTGCCGTTGGTCATCAGCTTCCAAATGTTAGATGAAGTAAAATTACCTAGTCTGCTCATAGTTATAGTTTTTTTAATAAATTTTTAACTTTTTTGAATGATTCCTTTTCTTTATTCTTAATTATTCGGTCGATTGCGATTGCATCTTCCTGACTTAAAACCTCCCCTTTCAACTCGAATAGTTCCTGTAATTCCTCCCAATTTTGGTCTTCTGTCGCTCCGTAACTGCTTTGGAATTCTAATGTGTCCTTCCTATTAACATCCCGACCGAATAACGCTCCTAGATGGTCACAAGCATCCTTAATTGCGTATGACTTCGCAGAAGGTAAAGAGAGAGTTACGGCATTACTTTTGATTGAGCCTAAGTCCGAAGCATTAGACCCTTTGTCGACTTGTACCGCTATCGCTCCTAAACCATCATGATAAGACCATTCACCCGTTAATGGGTGCTTATAATGTACCCTTACATGGCATGTCACGCTGTGGAATAGCTGACAGTAGCCGATAACCTCGATTTTGAACTCTTGGAATATCTTTGTTAATAAATACTCAACTTTATCAATCGGTAGGTAACTGCCTCCTCCTTGAAATGCAGGTGCTTTTTTAAGCCACGTTTCGGGGGGCGATTGATTCAGCAAAAGGTTAAACTGGTCGTTCTTGAACGCTTCCACGGGCGAATGATGAAGTTCATCAAGCTTGGGAAGCTGTCGTTTGGTTGTTTGGATAGATTTGCTCATATAATACTAGCTAACATTTTATTGGTTTTATTGTACATTTCGTAGAATTTTGATTCTTGGATGATGTTGTTAATTGAATCCGACCACTGATAATCAGCACCCCATGCACGATAAGATATTTTTGTCGAAATTTGATTGCTTAAGGCTATTTGTATGTAACTTCCGTTTTCGTTTATTTTAACGAAAGTCCCTTTATCCCCGTTTTCGGGGTCGTGATGAATAAAATGTGGAAACTTTGTTAAGATTACTTTTTCGCCTGTTTTTGAATTTATAAATGTGAGCATAGATAATTAAGTTTTAAAATGTTAACAATGTCATCGTAATAAGGAAAGTTGGCAGAACTTACTTCCTCCCCACTATCGTCATCTACGATGGAATGGATAATTACTTGGTTGTTTGCGATTTCGTACTTGCAATAGTACTCAATTATATTGTAGTATACTATCTGTCGTTCCACGTTTCGGCTTATTTATATTAATAATTTGATTCAGTTCCAAACCCGAAGTATTGACTTCGTAAAATGCTTGTGTAACTTCCTTAAGCCTTTTTTTAAGGCGTTTAATAGTTCTTTCATTTTTTGTCATTTGATTGGTTTTTATTGGTTAATAAAATAAGTAATTATTCCGTAAGCAAAATAAAAAATTACTACTGCAAAGAATAAACTAACCATCACCCGATTGATGATGGTTAGAATTTTTGTTTGATTTGGCGTCATAATTAGTCGTTTTCATTGAAAATTTCGTAAAAATCAGGGGTAAAATTACCTT